CGCCGAGCAACCGAGGGAGATCGGCCCATCGCTGTTTTGCTTCGAGCGCGACGCCTCGCCCCATAACCGCCTCGCCGTTCTTCTTTACGAATCCGTTGGTGGTTATCGCCACGGCGTCGGCTTGCAGCGCTGTTGCGGCGTCCCATAGGTCTCCCTGAAGCTCTCTCATCACTCGCTCGCGGGCGGGGGCTCGTCTGTGCGGAACCCCGTGTCGGGGTCAATCAGCGAGTCGTTAGTGCGAAATCTCATATTGTCTAGGCGCTTGTCCCAGGCGCTATAGACTATCCTCGCAGCATCACTCGATGCCTCTGCCTCTGCTTGTAGCGCGCTCCGCTCTGCCTCGCCCAGCGCAATGCGCTGCGATTGCAGCTCGCAGAAGATCGCCCGTAGCATGAAGTAGATAGCCCTATCCATTGTCGCCTCCTTGCTTTGGGTATAGAACGGTGCCTGCAGCGAAGTAGCCCTTGGCCATCACCCGCTGAAGTTGCTCGATTTGCTGATAGCGTCGGACGCTGTGCTTCGCTCTTAGTATCACATTTCGCAACCGGCGGATGCGGATGTTCAGCGTTGCCTTGTTCGACCTCATTGTCTCTCCGGCAGGTGCAGGCTGGACAGATCGATGTCGCTGACCAACCACTTCAGCCCGTGCGCACCCTCGCCCACGACCTGCAGGCGCATGAGGTGGGTTATCCCCAGGTGTTCGTATCCTGCGCGTGCTGGCGCGGAGTCTCCCCCCGCCTCGTGCAGCTCGTCCTCGACCCGCCACACTCTTCCTGCGCCGTGCACCAGGTCGCCGCAGCGCAGCGCCTTGGCCTCGTCCAGGGTCATGGCTTAGTAGTAGCCAGTCTTGAGCCCGAAGCCGACAGTGACGCCCACTGCCCCCAGCTCAACGGTGACGATCAGGAACGGCGTCGGGATGCGCAGGAAACCGCATCGCAGGGTCTGCAGGCCGAGTTGCGATGCGATCCTGATGAGCTGGTGGTGGCCAAGGGTGCCGATGGCAAAGAGCCCCAGCGCACCAGCGACGACGACCCCCTGCTCGGGGCCATAAACGAACGCTAGTGGGTAGCCAAAGGCTCTGATGTACTTCGCGCCTGGCATAATCCTTTCTCCTTATTACTATGACGATCCTGGCAGGGCCTCGGTCACGGGGTGGCCCGCCTCGGCAGCTAACCGCATCTCCTCGTCCATCTCCTCCTCGGTCGGGCAGAACCCGTACGTAAGCAGGCCTCGCACGACAGGCGTCTGCACCAGTATGCCCAGGCACTTCGCGCACATCGGAATCGGATAATCGAGCGCGAATTCCTGCGCATAGACGAGGGCCTCCTGGCTGCACATCGCAAAGTCGAATCCGTCGTTGTCCCCCTCGACGAAGAGGGCCTCGCACTGAGTAGGCGCGCAGGGCGCGAGATAGATCGTGCGGGCGATCATCACATCTCCTCGATGTCTGTTAGGCCAAGGCCCTCCAGCTCCGCAATCATCACGCTCGTTCGGCGTGCCCGCTCGTCGTCTAGCTCGGCGTGGACAATACCGTAAGGCGATCCGCGTAGCACAAAGTCACAGGCAAGGTAGAGGAGCGTTCCACTGTCGCCAGTAGATATCATCCGTACGCCAAGCGGGACATCGCACACTACCAGCGTCTTACAGGACACGCTTGCCCAGGTGCGTGGCCCCATCAGCATCAGGTTCATTCCGCGTCCGGTGCGACGTGATCCATCACGGCGTGGGGGCCGCAAACGGCGGCGTTCAGGTTGCAATCGTCGCAGACGTACTCGTGGCAGCCGTAGCAGTAGTAGTCGTCGGGGTCGAGGTGTCTGTCGGCGAACCGCTTCTCACAGAAGAAGCAGTAAGCGTCGACGCCTTCGGGGTCGTGTGTTGCGCCGCTTCTCGCAAACGAGGCAAACGGCATTCGCCCCTCGCGGGCTTGGGCGCTATGTGGCATAGGGTCTCCCTCCCCTACTGGATAGCTGACCAGGTAGTCCTGGGATGCGCCGCAAACGCAGCACGAGGTGTCGCCCTCTTGATTCCGCTTGCGGCAGAGCAAGCACCAGCGCCATGGGGTAGCGAAGATGCCTGTTCGCTTAAGCGTGGGTATCTCCTCTATGGTGACACGGACATACGCGATGTCCTCGGCACCCCAGTACGCCTCCTCCAGCAAGTCCTCGATGCGCTCGTGCACCGTGAAGTTGTAATCGATCGATCCGTCCTCGTTGATAGGCGCGTCCTCCACGAACATCCGGATGACGTAGCCCTCAGCGCTTCTGTTTTCCATAAGTGCGCCTCCTCACTTACTATGACGATTCGGGCGGAGGTACGGTCACCGTAGGCGACGAGAGAACATATCGTTTACATCACCTAGATCAACGAAGCTTGGGCCGGTGTCCGCCGCGTAGATGGCCAGGGAGTTGCTCCAGAAGCTGTCGCCGTGTCCGTCCTCGCTCTCGTATGCGCTCAGGTCTTTCTTGACCGCGCATATCTGGCGCACCTGGCGGCTGTTCTCAGGGCCTAGCAAGATGAGCCCAGGCTCCCCAGGCTGGGAGTACACGCGCTTCTCGAACATAGTCGCCATTGTGACCTTGATGCCCTTTTTGAACTTCTTCCCTTGCGCGCGCTTGGACAAGGCACGGTCATCCAGCTCGGCGCGCGTGCTGTCGTAGAAGAACCTGGCGACGTCGAAGTGCTCGATGATCTGGTTCACGCGAATCGCCTGAGCCCTGAAGTCCATGTGGTTCAGCCATTCCTCGAAGATCTGCATCAGCGTGCCGTCCGGCATCATGGCGTGGACGGTGATGTGGCTTGGGTGGACTTCCTTGCCCACGTCCATGCCGCCGTAGGTGGCGTAGCGCCCTCGGCCAGGCCAAGGCTCATCCGTCGTCCAGCGCCGCAGATTCTCGTCGACGATGTTATCAATGGCGAAGCGGGGGAAGTAGGCGTCCGCAGTAGCCACAGGCTTGAGCAGGTATTCCACCTGGAACGCGCGCGGCTTGACCTCAGCCAACAGCTCCATCAGGCGACCGTAATCAAACTTCTCCGGCCACTGGGTCTCCTGCGTCACCTCGTTCTTGATCGCCGGATACCGCCGCCAGTGCCAGCGCCTGTCCTTCTGCACGCTGTGGAGGACGTCGTTTTCGGCCTGCGGCGTCCCGACCAGGAGCAAGGATTGGTGTAGCTCCGGCATCGACATCACCACCTGGTGGAAGATGTTGTTGATGCGCACAACCTCCTCAGATTCCATAGGATTTGCGAAGTCCGACAATATGTCGTCACATACCACCGCCTTCGGATGTCTCCCGCGCGACGCTCCCAGGATGCCCGCAGGCTCCACCACGAAGTGCCACGTCTCGTTCCCTGGCGGCCCCCACGATGCGGTGAAGTCTACCAGGCTGTCACTCGTGGGCTTGTTGTCGACCCACCACCGGCAGTAGGGATTGTCCTTGATGTAGCTCTTAAGAGCCATCGTATGGTCGCGGGCCAGGTTGTCCTTGTAGCTAAAGTAAACGGCGTCGAAGTCCTTCGTCTCCCGCATACCCAGCCAGAACAGGAACCCTCGCCCCAGGACGGTTGACTTTAGATGTCCGCGTGGGGCCAGGACGCATAGGCGGGAATATTGCTGCGCCGCCCCCGCCCACGCCTGGTGCATCGCCGAAAGGCGGAACGGGCTCCAGCGCTTGTTCGCCATGAAGTACTTCTCTTCGGCGAAGGACAGCGGATAGAACTTAAGGAGAAAGTGCCAGAAGAGCTTCGCTGAGCCGTTGATGACGACCTTCTCCTCGTCGGTGAGCGGATCGATCGCGGTGTCAATACTCATACACTTGTTTGAAAGTGAAGGGCTTTCTATCCGCCCCGCATCACCACCCAGCCCGCTTGTACAGGATCATCAGGCAGGTCTTGCAGGTGACGTCGGTCTTACGCATCGCGAAGCGATCCCGTCGCTGCAGCCCTTCCAGGCCGCAAACTGTACGGCACATCGTCCAGGGGACGCGTCGCCGCTTACCGCCGTTGCCTGCATCAGACCAGTGCTTCATCACAGTGCCTCAATCGTAACGCGTACGGGGATGACGTCGCCGAAGCGTCCGGTCAGGTGCCATTTCTTGGCCTGCGCCGTAGCACCCGCCACATCCCCCATGCCCGCGAATAAGGCCATTGCTAGATCACGCAGGTTGTCCTCCAGCGTGGCCTCAAACAGGCGCTCGGCGTCAGCGCGGGGGAGATAGACGGTCTCGTGTTTGATCACTAGATTGGATAACCTTCTGGATCAAACGTCGGGGCCTCGTCGGGGCCAGTGTAGGAGCCGCAACCGCAGGTCGGGCACTTGCCCTCCCGCGCACGGATAAAGGCCTGTAGTAGTACCGCGCACAAGGCCCACAGCTCAGGTGTTGGTGCGGTGTGCTCCAGGACGTCCAGGGCATTCGTGATCGCCCCCGCCCGCCACACGCTCATCTTCTGCCAATCGGTCATCGTCTTAGAACAGGCGCAGGGTCAGATAACCGACGAGCGTGTTCAGCTCGATGCGAAGGAAGGGGCAGGGGATGAATCGGAACTTGTCCGGCCCGATCAGCCGGATGCCGCCGCCCAGCTCGACGTCAGCCACGTCCGCGCCGGACACGGCCTCAAGGGAGGGCTTGTTGACGTAGAGGGTGATGCTGACCGGCCCCAGGTACAGGGTGGTCTCGACGTCGGGGAGGTCGCTCGTCTCGACGTCGCCCACGGTGTAGCCCAGGACGCTCACCTCGGTCTTGTTGTAGTAATCGCAGTAGCGAGTCTTCTCGATCGCGAACAGCTTCATGGTGTCTCCTCTCCTCAGACGCCGATCCTGCGGCCACACGGCGCAAATCCTGCGGCCTGCTGGCGTGAATCGGTATCCGTCTACCTTCTCTGCTCAAAACGGGCTGTCAGCCCGCTCACTTCATTCCCTTCTCGATGGTCTGGGGCCTGCTAGGTGGCGGAGTCAAGCACCGCATCACGAATAGGTCAAGCTGGCGCTTGGCTTCGCTTCGGCGCTCGTTGTAGGTCATCCGCGCGTAGCCAGGGATGTAGCTCTCGCAGTAATCCTGCATGGCGTCCACAAGCTGCCAGTGTTCTAGCTCAAGCGGAGGGTGCATTGTCATCTTCCCTTCAGTACTCGCTGCCGCCATCCGGCGCGCTCCATTCGCACTGCCATTTTCGGCGTGGTCTTGGGGCGGGCCGTCTCAGGTAGCCCGCCAGTAGTGGTGCGGCGTAGGGCGTCTAGCTCTTCCTGGGACAGGGCCGTTGTCACAACCGCAACGGGCTCAGGCAGTAGTAGCTTGCCGTCCTGCCAGCGCCTCGTGAAGCTCACCCCGCACACGTCGCAGCGGTAGTGATGGGTTTCGACGTTGGGGTCATGGGTCTCGATGACCTTACCCTGGTTGTTCACGCGGGTGTAGGCACCGCTCATAAGCGTCTTGCTGATGCCCTCCGCCTTGAACGTGTCGCTGTGCCCCGCTGGACAGACGAGCAGGGGCATATGCCTGTAACCGCTCACGATGCCTCCTCGTCCAGGTTCTTGAATAGGGTAGCGATGATGGCGTAGCAGCTTCGGCAAACGATGTCGCCCGCCGCCCAGCGCCCAGGGGTCGTGGGGGTGATGCAAGAAGTAGGCTCCTCGATGGTCGCCTCCGCGATCTTGTCACAACTCGAGCAGTAGGCGTAGGTGTTTGTCACGCTGAATTCTCCCCCAGCAGGAACTTGCGCGCCCCCACCGGATTCGGTGCGTTTGCGATCAGCCTCTCGCACGCTGTGCGGTATCGGGCAGCGTGGTACGCCATATGAGCGTCGCGCATCTTGCTCACGGTCTCATTGTCCGCGTAGACGTCGATATGGCAGCCGGAGCACATAAAGCGCGCTTCTAGCTTTCCCACAGGTATTCCCCGCAGTCGTCGCACCGGACGCCATTCTCGCTGACGCCGCAGTAGGTGTGGGGGCAGGCGTCCTTGTCCTGGGGTGTGCCGCACCTCACGCAGAAGAAATCATTGGCGTCGCCCTGCCACCGATTAGCGTAGACAGTGTGGGGGCAGGGTTCCTGTTCCTGCTCTAGGCCGACGCCGCTCGCACACTCGCCGCTGGTGACGGCGGGGTAGGCGGCCAGGGCCGCCTGAAGGGACGACAGAATCGTCTCCAGGCTCTCCTCCCAGATGGCGCGCATACAGCAGATGCACTTAGACTGGCCCTGGTGCCCAGGTGCCCATTCCCAGGCGATGCCTGGCGTCGGGTGGCCGCAGATGCATCGCACGGACTCAGCCGTCAGGCTCAAAGCTCTACCTCCACGCCAGCAACGATGATGGTGTTGCGCCCAGGGTAACCCTCGTCCCTGTCGTGCATCCAGGGCGGCCCTTCGGAGAGATACTCTTGCACTGTGTACGTAGCGAGGCACTCAGGGCCTTCGCCGTCCGCCGCGCAAGCGACGCACATCCCTGGCGTAACAAACGTGGGGCGAGCGGTGCCGGTCTTCACTCTGCCTCCTCCAGATGTGCATCCAGCGGTTTCGGTTCCGGCAGCGTTGCACCGACCTCCGCCGCCTCCTTGATCAGCATGTTGTAGGTCGCGCGCATCTCGCGGTCGACCTCATCCATCTCCTTGCGGAGCAGCTCGACGTTACTGATAGTATACAACGTCGGGCCGACCCCCTGGCCGCCTTCTGCGGTCTGTTCGCCGCCTGTTCCTGGCATTTGCACGCGCATATCAGCGTGCAGCCGCGTGCGCTCAACCAGCATCCTGAACAGCTTCCCTACGGCGTTCTGCGCCGCGTTGAGGATGTGAATCTTGTCGTCTATGCTCGCCGCCGGAAGGATCACGTACTCTTCGTGCCCGTGCGCGTTGGTGATCTTCAGCGGTACGCCGTCCGGCCCGTTGATGATCTCCGGTCGCTCCCGTAGGTCGCGCATCTTTTCCATAACCATACCGACGAGCTGGGCCTGCTGTGTCGCCGCCGCGTCGAGCTGGGCGTCCCAGTCCACGAAGTTGTCCAGGATGTGCTGCACCATATCCGCCAGCCATGGGAAGACCCGCATCGGTAGGTAGGAGGGCTTATACCGATCCAGCCCGCGCCGTATCTGAGGGACGGTTAGAGGGAACCCCATAGATTCCGCCCAAACGGAGAGCTGCGGGTACGTGTAGACGCCCGTCGCCAGGCGATCTTGTATAAGCCTCCACAGCGGATGGCGCGGATTAAGCTTAGGGACTGACCCACGCTGGGGGTCTAGTGGATAATTGCGGGGCTGCTTAAGCCGATACTTTTTCCTGGTCACGTCGCCTCACAATCTCCCCATCCAATGACCCTCTAAGCAAAACTCATCCACAGGTAAAACAGTTATTGCCGCTACGAGTAGTATCTTACCAGCACTAACCGTCCTCGCGAAGGGGTAGATCGTCCAGCAGGTGTAGGAGGGAGATGTCGATGGCATCCGATATGGCCAGGGCTATGTCAACACACTCATCACTAGTCACAGTGTGCTCGTGGAGAAAGTCTATGTCGAAAGGATTTCTCATCTCTTGGTATGCGCGCGAAGCCTCGCGGAGTAGGGTCTGCATGCGGTCGGTCATGTCTTCTTCTCCGCGCCCTCGCTGCGGTAGTAGACGCCGTAGATAGAGCCTAGCTCGCCCAGGTATTCCTGGCAAACGTAAACCTCACCGGCATCAACGAGGTAGGCGTTCATGCTGTCTCCGCTGCTTATCGTCCTGCCGCCGCTCGCGCCGCCCACGAGGTGCCCGTGCTAGGCGGTCGTCGTCGTCTTCGTCTTCTAGCTTGTCCTTCCGCATCCGGTGCTTGCGCCCGCGTGGGATAGCGTATGCTGGGATCAAGGTGTAAGAGGCCATGATGTCACCCCCTTTCCTTGTGGGGGAAGTTGACCGCGTTCGCCAGCTCCCATAAACCCGTTGCACCAAGGGCAGCCGTTGAATAGGCACTCCTGCCAGGACGCCCCGCACATACCGCACTCTAGGATAGAGGGGCCGATCTGCTCCATGCAGACATGGCAGAATACGGTTGTCTCCGTGCCCCACTCGCAGCCTAGCGTGTAGGCGTGTGCGGTGGCGTCGTCGCGCTCGACGTCATGGTTGCACTCGGACTTGTCGCCAGGGAACTTAGGCATCGCGGTTTACCACTCTCCAGATCTCGGCCAGCGCCATAAACATCGCCCAGAGAGAGCAGATCTGCAGGGCCTGAAAGAACAGGTCTGTCACAAGGTCTTCCTTGCGGCGCGCCCCTGCCACCAGCGCTCTCCGGCTACCCCAGCCCACAGGCCCAGGGCGGTCGCGTCTGACACAGCACTAAACACCAGGCCGCGAGAGAGCAATGCCACGGCCAAGACTGCCAGCAACACCACAAAGGTGATGCTCGTTGCGTAGGGTACGTGCTGCTGATGCCTGCCCTGCCAAAGCATAGGGATGACCCCTACACTAAGGCCGATGTTGCTGCCGGTGATGAGCCAGTCTGCCCACGGAGCGATAAGGTCAAGCATCCTCGCGCAGCTCCTCTTCCGTTCTGATCTCGGCGACCACGTGTACCATGCCGCGCCGCCGCGAGTACCATATGGTTATGCCAGTATCCGGCAGACGCAGGCTGTTGGTCAAGGCGTCAGGGTACACCCAGCCCTCGACAATGCGAGGTACAGTGTTACTGACAACAGGGGTCATCCTCACTCTCCATCTCCACCATAATCCGCGCAGCGGTGATATCGTCACTCGGCTCGTTCGCTCCAAGGGCCTCCTCAGCGGCCTCACGGGTAGGGAAGATGATGATCTCGCCGTAGCCCTCGTCGTCTAGATCAAGGTCGCCCTTGAAGACAAAGCCAGCAAAGACTTTGCACATGCTAGGAGTTCCTCTCTCGCCGCCGCAACGCGGATGGCACCCACTTATAGCCTTCGACGCTTTCCATATACGCCATGATTGCTTGGGTGATGGAGAACGGCGGGCACAGGCATTCGCCCATGATCGTCGCCAACTCATCTACCGTGTGCGGGCGTCCGCCGCTTCCCAGGTTGGAGCGCCACGCCGCCACACGGTCACGGATACACTGCGCCGCCTGGGGGCCTATTATGATCTCATCGCAAACCGGCCCCAGGAGTGAGATAAGACGCTGCTCAACGTCCGCCGGTAGGTGGCGCGGCATTCTGCTCCTCCTTCATTGGGGAAGAATCCCGTAGTCCGTCACCTGGCGCATAAAGTCCTCGGCCTTTGCGAGGGCCTTGGTGCCAGTCTTAGTTGTCGGAAGCGTGTGGGTCAGAGTCCACCAGAAACCGTCGATGTAGGCCAACACCTGATGCCAGACAGACGGCTCCACGCTCTCAATCGCACGCGAGAAGGAATTCTCAACGGCGGGCCGCAGGTGCGCGGCTAGCGCAGGGAACTTGGGCGGCTCTCCATCCTTGGCGAAGTCGTCCAGAAGAGCCTCGGTTAGGAGAAGGAGCATCGTGCGAACATGCTCCTTGTCGCGCGGGTCAACGAAGGTCGCTGCCGCTGCCGCGCCGCAAATGAACCATCGGAATTCTATCATTGGCAGGTAGGCCGCGTAGCCCTCCATCACCAGGTCGATGACCGCCGGATCGCTGTGGGAGATCGCGGAAACAGGCGGGATATCCTTCAGGGCACGCAGCCGCAGCACGGGGTCGCCGACGACGTAAAAGCCGCGTGGCTCGAACCGTGCAACGCCGAGCGCCTCCAGATAGGCGATCCGATCCTTGGCCGTAACAGAATAGGTGATGGTGCTCATCTCTTGCCCAGCCCCTCTCTGACTGCCTTGTCAAAGGTCTTGTTGATGTTTGCGGAAAACCCCTTCGCATCGTCCCCCTTGGGGTCGCCCACTGCGCCTCGGCGAATCTCCTCTACCTCGGCCTCGCTCGCGGGCGCGGTTCTAGGCTTACCGATCTGGATGCCCTGAACCGCTGCTGCCCTGAGCATGGGGTTGTCCTCCGGTGCCACGGTAGGAAGCTCGTCCGCTACCTCCGCGATATCCTCGATCCGCGTTGGAGCAGCGACGCTGGGAACGGGCGAGGCAACCAGCCGTGTGGGGGTAGTGTGCACCACGTCGCTGACGACGATGCCGTAGGCCTCGCGCAGGTCAGCCGCCGTCAGCAGCATGGCGTCCTTAGTGAACGCCAGCTCATCCGTCAACCTCGTCACCTTCTCCTGCAGCTTCGCAAAGCGGGTTAGCAGTACAGTGCGCGACGGGGTCGGCGCAGGTTTTGGTTCTGCTGGCGCGGTCGGCGCAGGCTCAGGCTTATCATGCTGTTTGCTCATCGGCCAGACTCCTCCACATCTATGCGCCAGCGACGGCGACCAGGATAGCGCCGACGACTACTGCCAGCCCTCCAGCCACAGCAATCGTCCGGCGGTCTAGTAGTGCCCCCGCAAGCAGGGCGCTTGGTGCAAGCAGTGCCGCGACCAGCCAAGTAGCCCCCATCGCGACAGCGCCTCGGGCAAACCAGATTAGCTCAGGCATCCCTTGGACTTCTTCGTGGCCTTCGGCGTCGCTGCGTCGGGCAGGGCGGGGTCGTCGGTGAGAATCGCGTCAACGAAGCCGAGCCTGAGTGCGTCGTCGCTGCTGATCCACCAGTCCGTGCGCTTCCACTTGGTAGCGATCTGCCGCTCGGTCATATGGGAACGGGAGGCGAAAATGTGCAGGATGCGCTTCTGGATCGCATTGACCCACTTCACCGTGTCCTCGATCTCCCCGATCTTGCCGCTTGAGCCGAAGCTGGCCTCGTGGATCAGGAGCCACGCCTCGCGCCCCATGATGCGCATGCTGCCAGCCTGCAGGAGAATCCCCGCCATGCTAGCGGCCATGCCCAGGGAAACCGTAGTGATCTCGTGCCCCTTGCGCCGAAGCACCTGGATGTAGTCGAACAGCGTCATGCCGGAGATGATCTCCCCGCCAGGGCTGTTGAAGATGATCTCGATCGGGCACTCAGGCACCGTCCGTACCCAGATCGCCAACTGTGCGATGCACTGCTTCACGGACTGGTCGCTGACGACGCCGTTGAACGTGTAGGTGAAGTGATACTCGTCGGCAGCTAGCTCCTTCTCACGCTTGGTGCGCTCGCGCTCCAGCCCCATCTCGGACAGCTCGGCCCGAACCACGGCCTCGCGCACTTCGTTGCCGAGCCGTTCGGTCTCCTTGTCCGCGCGCCGCGCCTCGGCGGTAGCCTTCCTCGCTTCGGCCTTAGCCTTCTCTGCCTCAGCCCGCACGTGGTCGCGCTTGGCCTCTAGCAGCTCTTCCTTCAGCCGCTGTTCCGGTTCGGGTGTAGTCTCGGCCATAGTATTGTTCTCCCTCTGCTAGCTCGATTAGCCTCATTATACCTCGCCGCTCGACCCATCTAGGGGGCTTTTCTACTCTAACCTGTTCCGAATCGCCAGGAAGACGTCTGGCAGGCTGCTCAGCGTCCGGCCCGCGAGGGCCAGAGCTAGGCCATCGATAAACCAAGCGACCACTCCAGGCTGCACGTCGGCAAACCGTGCGGACAGGGCCAGCGTCAGGCCCGCCCATGTTGCTACGCACGTCCGACAACTGATCCCGTCACCAAGGAGGGGGCTGAATCTCCGGATCAGCGCCCGCACAGGGGCGAACAGGCCGCCCTCAGCGATAATGGCGGCTCCTTGCCCGCATGCCAACGCGAGGAGCACGAATAGCCACACGTTAGCCAACGAAGTGCTTCTCCTTGATGTCGTCGGTGCGGCGCGACTGCTCTCGGCTCAGGGCGAAGTAGTGAGACTTGTAAATCTCTATCTGTGATTGAAGCGCCTCCACGACCGCCCGCTTCGTAACCAGAGCGCGGGTGAGCTTGGTCAGCACTGGATCGCTGTCGACCGCAACGGCCTTGAGGACTTCCTTGACTTGGCGCTTCTCGCTTGCCACCTTCGCCATCGCGCGCCCCAGCAGCAACTCGTAGATCGTCTCGAACGCGTGCAAGTCTAGCGCGGCCATCCCCAGCAGTCTGGAGCCGTAGCCCTGCCAGCCCGACAGCCTTCCCATAAGTTGCCCTAGCTGAATCGAGGTCAGCGCTGTGACGTCTTCGGGCCACTCGTACTCTTCTGCGTATCCGGCAGGGCGCTTAGGCAGCGGGAGCGCGCCCTTCTTGAGCAGCTCCTCCGCGTGCCGCACGGCACTTTGGTAACTCCAAGCCTCGTCACTCATCGCTTTGCTCTCCCCAGCCGCCGCTTGATGTCCTGCGCCAAGGCCGCGTCGCCGTCCTGAAGCCGGAAGCAGGGGTCTCGGTGCCAGCACGTACGGCAGTGCGGGTGGCCCTTCAGGAATGGAGGGGCGATCAGCCGCTTCTCGATGCAGGCCCCCTGAGCCACCTCCGCGTTACTCAACAGCGTACGCCAGACAGCCTCCTCATAGGCGATCAGGTAGACTTTGTACTCCTGGGTATCCTTGTCCTCGAACAGCAAGAACCCATCCATCTTGATGGGACACGCCCGCAAGTAGGTCAGCAACTGCCCGATGTACTTTGCATGCTGCTTGGCCAGCGCGTAGAGATTCGTGCGAGGGTCGCGTGGGGGCGGCAGTCGCTTGAAGCCGCCGCTTGAGATACTCTTCAGGTCGCCCAGGAGCAGCTCGTTCCGAGTCGCAACAGGGCGGCGGAGAATAAGGTCTGCCGTCCCGCTGACCATCAGAGGATCGCGCAGCGTTAGCTTGATATCCCACGCCCGCAGCATCCCCTGCTCCGCAAAGTAGGCAGTCCAGCGAACGTGCATACTCTTGCCGGTGTCGAAGATGCGCCCCAGGCGAGCCTCGACGGGGGACTTGTGCCCCAGCAGGCCGAGCTGGATGCTGCGCTGGCAGGGGTCTACAGCGCCGGATGGGTGGAGAAAGCAACTGGGCGACCACCAATCCTCGACCGACCGCTTCACAAAATACTCATCCATCAGTGGTGTGATCCAGTCATCCGCCGCCAAGGAGCGCATCAGCCCGATTAGTCCGCCAGTGTTAGCCATGCCATCCGTGCTCAATCGCGTAAACCTTTCGCTCACTAACAGTCAGCAGGGCCTCATCGAAAAAGGGCGCGATGGCCTGCGCGAGCGTCTCCAGATCTGTGACACGCAACACCATAATCCGATAGGTATCCCATAACCACGCATCGCGCTTTGCGTCCTGTCGCCGCCAGTGAGCTGGCCCGTCGTATTCAATCGCGGCCCAAACCTCCGACAGCCAGCAATCCAGGCGATATGGCCCCGCCGGTTTCTCAGCGACGACTGTATAGCCCATCCGTTGGAGAAGGCTAAGAATCTTCTGATGTGGCCTGGTCAACTCCGTCGGCGGCGGCCCCTGAAGCCGAGGTGCCTTCGAGCGCGTCGTGGACGGCTGCCCAGAGTCGGGTTTTGACTTTCTCATTCTCATCCAGCCAAGCAATCAACCTGGCCCTGCCGAAGAACTTTTGATCCTCGAACTCGTAGTGCGGAGGCTTCCCGCCTATCAAGCTCAGGTCTACGGCGACGTCGACCAGCCCCGCCGTCAGCTCTAGATGTCCAGTGCGGAAATAGAACGGGATGACACAGCTCTGGAAGGGCGGAGCCTGCTTGTTCTTGTCGGTGCGGAACCCCATGTTAAACCCTACCCGTTGCTGATCCTGGCCCTTCTTCGGGGACTTTTCGGTTATCCAGCCCTCGCGGGTCACGCGGACGATGCCCCATGCCCAGAACAACTGCCCGACGCCGCCAGGGAAGGTCTCCCCTGCGCCGAGGCGCTGCCCGCCGATGGCTACTCTGGTCTGGTTCGTGAACAGCACCACGCTGTGGGTGTTGGCGTCCAGTAGGCGGCGGCAGCCTCCGTTGATCAAGCGCGCCTGCCCGCCGACCACGATCTTGTCCATCCCCTCTTCGGCCTCGGCGGTGGGCACCATCGCGGCCAAGCTGTCGACCACGATGAGATCAACTCTCGCTCGCGCCAAGGCCAGCACGACGTCGAACGCCTTCTCGCCCGTCCCAGGCTGTGACACCAGCAGATTGTCGGTATCGATGCCGACCTTGCGGAACCACTCCTCGTTGTAGCACCGCTCCGCGTCGATGTAGGCCGCCACCCCACCCTGCTGCTGCACTGCCTTGATCGCAAGCTGAGTGAAGTACGTCTTGCCGACGGCGTGGCGACCCACGACCAGATAGAACCGGCCACGGGCCAAGCCCCCGCCCAGCATATCGTCTAGTGGAGTAACGCCCAGCGGGATGGCCTTGAGCTTTAGTACGGGATCGGAACCGAACAGCAGTGAGGTCTCCTTCATCTTCTTGTTGACCTCTTCTCGAACTTCGCGCACCCGATCAACTGGCTGTGCTTTAGCGGCTTGCTTTGCCACGCTCGTCCCTCACCTTTCTTGCCCGTGCCAGCTCGTCATACTTGCTTGGGGAGACCACGAAGCTCACGCTCAACTGACAGCCGCTGCACGTGCCAGCTAAGGCAATCCCTGGAGGCTTGACATAGGCACTGCACGTTCGCAGGCCAGTGATCGCTCGCGAGTGCCCGCAGGCATAGCAGTAGGCGGAGATCATGCCTCGGAAGTTTCCGGCGGGGCAGCCCTCCGTACCATCGCCGCGAGCGTGTTGATGTTTACCTTGGCCTTCTCTAGGAACTCCTCGACCTTGGTCATCCGCTCCGACAGGGGCGCGCCCGCCACCTGCTCACTATTTAGCTTGTCGTCCACCAGCTCACGGATAACGTCGTCGATCCGCACGAATGCGATGCGTCCTGCGGCCAGCGAGACCTGCATCTGCGCCTCGACATCGCCATAGGGATCAAGACTAACGACGCCGAGTTCGGGCTGGACGTTTCCGAACTGACCGACAGGGATCACCCCCTTCAGACTGACATTGACGCGCAGGTCGGGGTTGTGCGCCCTTGGCGTTGCACCCGACGGGCGGTGAGACGGGTACTTCTCCGGATTCGCAGGCTTGTCCGCCCCTAGTGGCAACGCTATCTGCGCAGCTTGTTCGGGCGGTGCTGGTGTTGCTAGTTCCGCCGCGACAGCCTCCGCAATGATCTCTTGCGTGCTACCAGGAGATGTCGGGGTTTTCACCTTGGGCGGCGGCTTCGGGCTCGGCGTCGAGGCCGAGACTGATGAGTCCTGCGTCGGGCTGGGGGGCGGGCCGTCCGGTGGGTCGTTCTTCATGAGTCGCTCCCGTAGGGACTCCCGTGGGGAGGTCGTCGGTGCCTGCTCGTCCATATGCGATGTCCTCCAATGATGTCAGAGTGGGAATGATGCTGGCGATGTCGGTGCGGAACGGGGCGGGAACGTCCGCGAGGAGATTGTACTCGGTTTCTAGCTTCTCGCCCGTCCGAATCAGGGTGTAGTCGCGATCCGTAATGGAGCCTATCCGAACGTAGTAGGTGTCCATCTTCGCCGCTAGGCGCGACCCTGCCAAGAGCAGTCTAGGAGCCTCGACTGGCTCGCGGTAGCAAACCATGTTCCCGTAGACGACCTGCTCCCAAGGCTTCGTACCGGCCCGCGTGGAGGGGTTTTGCCTGGTGTGGTCGACGTAGTAGACCCACACCCAGTAGAAGGTGAGGAGGCGCGCCCGCGCAGAGTCCTCTGTGATGCTGGCGCAGACCTCACAGGTGTCGTCCTCGGAGCACAGGATTGGATCGCCGACACGGAGCTTCCCTGTTGATGTGGTGACTGCCAGTCGGTGGAACTTGCCCAGCACAAACTCCGTCTGCTCGGTCAGGACTCTGATCTTAGCGGCCTCTCCGCTTGCGCGCAAGACGAGGAAGCGGCTCCCGCCGAACCCCTCCTGTGATTGCTTGGTCAGGTAATCTTGTAGGGCATCGCGCCCTCTGCTAAGTGGCAAGTGCTGCCTCCCTTCGGCCTTCTAGGAATCTCCGAATCTCGTCTCTGGCGCGGTAGAATCGCCGGTGGCTGACCTGGGTGTCGCCGAACGCGGGGCGGGCACCGCGTCCGCCAGTCTCCAGGACGACTCGGATAAACCGAATCGCGTCCTTGCTCAAGCCCGCGTGCTCAAGATCGATCTGAAATTCCGCGTCAGCCAGGGTTCGTGCCGAGGAGCTGCTATGGATCACCTCGGCCTGCGTCTCCAGGTTGACAGTGCGGCGGGCCTCCCGCTGGCTCACCCGCTGCATGTCCAGCACGCAGTTGTGAGCTACTGCTCTAAAGTATACAGGAACAGAGGAGCGCAAATCGGGGTTTTGGGTGGTTATTTTGTGGAGTTTGATCGTCAGCTCCTGCTCCACATCATCCTGATCTAGGCCCATGGAGTCGGCCTGACTGCACCAATAGGAGATAGTCGGCTGGCAGGCTGCCAGCTTCTCGTCAAACGTCATGGGTATCGCCTCCTTCTACAACTTGCCTTCTGAAGGAACAATACCAGGTCTCGCGCCCGTTGTCAAGCATGTGGTGGCACCCACAAAGTTGAAACTGTGGCTAGGGCCTCGGCGACCTCTTCGCGCGTGCATTCGGCGGGGTCTTTATGGGGCAGCTTGACCACACCTGCCCTGCCGTGTAGCAACTTGATGCCGCGCTTCGTGGCATCCCGCCCCGCCTCATCCTGATCAAAGCACAACGTAACCCGCAGGCTCCGTGCATTGAGTAGCTCCGCCTGGGCCTTGCTCATAGACATGCCCAAGATCGCCGCCGTCGTACGGAACCCGTACTGGTGCATCATTAGGGCGTCCAAGGGGCCTTCCACCATAATCAAGGGGGCATCCGCCGCCCAGTCGATGTGATCCCAGCCGAACAAGATGCGAGACTTGGGCATGTGAGGGGTGTATTCGTAGCGAGGATATCCCTCCGGAATGGGTGGCACATGCCGGTAGATCAGGCCCACGGTATCCCCCTGCCACGTCACGGGGATGACGATTGCCTGGCGTGCGAAGTCCCATCCCACGTGCCAGTCCCTAAGCGTGTCCGGCGTGAAGCCGCGCTCGATCATATAGCGGTGCGTCTTGCCCTCAACGTAGTGGAACTCGGGCGGGCCGACGACCTCCTTCTCCGCCCCGATGGTTAGCGTCGGCGCTTCCGGCATCGCGGAGACCACCTTGCTATCCAGGTAGTACTGCGCGGTCTGATAACTACAGCCAAGGACGCGCTGCGCTAGGGTTAATATGCCGCCCTGCCCGCAGCCCGTGTAGCACACCCATGCGCCTGTTTGCTGGTTGATAGCGAAGCTGGGATGATGGTCGTCGTGCAGCGGACATAGCCCTATCAGCTCAGTGTCGCTCTCGCTAGTGATCGTGATTCCCAGCACGCGGACAGCGGCGCGCACATCAATCCGCTTCACGTGCCATCTCCTCGCGCAACTCATCCGCCGAGATTTGCCGGATGTCGCCTACATCAACGTCGAAAGCAAGATGCACTCGAATCGTAACGGGCTCGCCGTCTCGCGTCTTAGGAACTTTCAGGTAGCGCAGTCGCGGCTGGCCCTTGGGCATCGCGAGGCTGAACACGCGGTCGCTATCCTCAAGGAGTGCCTTGCCGTAGGCCCCGTGCTGCAGGTCAGGAGCCTCGCCCGTTGTCTTCATCGCCTCGCGCACGACCTGCATCGCTACGAGAACCACCATCCCGTTCCGCTGAGCCAGCGCCTTCAACGTCTGACCAGCCTCGGCGATGACTTTCCACTGCTCATCCTTGCTGCCGCCGATGAGGTGGAAGCCGTCAATTAACAGCATATCGGGACGGTGCGCAGCAACCAGCGCAGCAATATCCTTGAGGGCGAACTTGCCTGTCGAGGTCTCGGTGCTGTCGGCTGTAACCCAGCGGCGCTCGCCACTCAGTGCCCCCAGCCACTTCTCGTAGAGCTGGAGATCAACCGACCCGTTTATCAGTGCGCTGTTGCTGATTACCATATTGTAGAAACGGGACAGAACGGCGTCCATGCGGAACTCGGTATGCAGCTTGCTCATCTCCGGCGAGATGTAGAGGACGCGCTTGCCGCAGAAGTATGCCACGCAGCCGAAGAAGAGCAGCAGCCACGACTTGCCGATGGTACTCCGGCCCAGAATCGTGACTAGCTCGGCGGGCTGCCAGCCGACGCCGGTGTCGTCAAACAGAGGCAGGCCCGTAGGAATCCCGATGATCTCTCCCCGCGCACGCATCTCACTGCGCTCCTTGACATTCAGAAGACGATCCATCGCGCTTGCGTCGCTGAAGCCGAGGTGCTCGGACGCGCCCGCCTGCAGATTGGACAGCCCTGTGATTACGTTCTGGATGGCCTCTTCTGGATCGCCATACCATAGCTCGGTCATCTGGGTCTGCATGGCGTCCTGCCCCTTGCGGATCAGCTCCTGCTTTCGCAACGTTCGTGCTAGCGAGTCGACGTCGGTGGCCGTCCTGTCCGGCGTGAACTGATAGAGCGCCAGCAACTCAGAGTCACTAGGAGGCTGGCCCGTCTCAATAATACGTCGCTCAATGTAGACAAAGAGATCGTGATAGACGGCCTGGGAAAACGAGTCCAGTGTGATGCTCGCACGCCGAAGCTTGGTGAGAGCCTCCTGCGTCCGCATAGCGGACAAAAGCAGTCTCTCAACAACTTCAGGAGCGGCTTGTGTCGGCTGAAGATCTTCCACCGATACCCTCCAACAGCCGGTCTAGCTCCGCCTGCGCCTTGGTGATCGCCCGACTATCGTCCGCCGCATCTTCCCACGCCGCGAGCCACGGATAGCATTGCGCCCACAGAGACGCCCCAGCGACGAAGTCCATGAGATAGGCATACCGCCCCATCCCCTCTGGCATCCAGTACCAAGTGCGCAGCCGTGCGTAGGCTCGCACATCCAGAGTATTCCACACCTCGCCGCCGAGGTCTAGCTCCCCACGATAGGCGGCCCGTGACAAGACAACAGCGACCTCGTAGGGGTCGGGATAGTCCGTCAGGATTTCTCGGAGCAGCTTCTCGACCGTGGCAAAGCGAAACGGGGACTTGTCCGCGAGATCGTCGTTGACGCGGCGCAGCACTCCGGCGATGTCTTTGGCCGTCTTAAGCTCAGCAGGATAGCCTACCACTTGATGATTGCATCCAGGGGGTGTGCTGGCGCAGGTATCTCCTCTGGCTCCGGCGCGGGCTCGCCCTTCTTGATCCGCGTATGCATCAGTCGGCAAGTCACCCTGCCCGCGTCAACGCAGGCCTCGAGCTGCGCCCGTGTAATCTCCTCCTTGTTGATGGCCTCCCGCATGGCCTCGTAGTCCAGCTCGTAGGTAACAGTGGTCGTCGTGATTTCCTGCTTCTTGACCACACGAGTGAACACTTCAGGGGCCAGGACGGTCTCAAGGCGGTCGTAGTGCACGGTCGGTGCGCCGAACACGACCACGCGCTGCAGGCGGCGGCCTGTGGCCTTCACGTCGTAACTGTAGCGGGTGTCCGCCCCGACCAGCTCGGTCGCCAGCGCGAAGAAGGCCTTACGCAGGTCTTCGCGCTCCGTCTCCGCGCTCTCCCGCGCCTTCTCTGCCACGAGCAGCTTCTGGGACAGCTCCTCAAAGGCGACAATCACGTCCGCCGCGATCTCGCCGTCCAGGACGCGCCCCGTAAGCAGAGCCATCTCGTCCTTGCTCTTTGTCACGTCGGCTACCTTTCTGTGTCCCACCCTACCGTCAGGTTCAGGAATACCAGCTCCAGGATCACCATCCCGTAGCGCCGTCCGAACGCGAAGACTGGCCCGCCGATACGCACCGCAGAGAAGCCCTCGCCGGACACGAACAGCCTGACCGGAGTGAGGGGAATCCGCACAGAGCCCTCCCTATAGAAGTAGAGGCTCTTCACTCGCCAGGCCCTCCCGCTTGCCTCATCAACTGGTCATAGAGTTCCTTCGGAATCTCAAGGGGCTTGCTGATCAGCTCCATCGGTCGCAGACCGAGTTCCTTAATCACCCATGAGAACACGCAGACAGGGCAGTAGCGATTGTCGACGCCAGTAGGAATACCGGCCTGCATATTCTCGCCGAAGGTGATCGCGCCCTGGGGCAGCAACTCGTGCCCAGCCTGGCACCGACACACCTGCACGCTGTAGATAGTGGTCTCAGCCTCGTCGCTCAAACTCATTCGACAACTCCCTCCCTGGCACGATCAGCTTCGGCTGGACGGCCCGATAGGAGTGCTTCTGAATGAAGAACCTCATCGGCGTCAGGCCCGCCTGCTTAATCACCCACAGATTTATACAGCTTACGCAGTAAGGGTTGAACTGTCCCTTCGGGCCGTCGAAGGGCACGCCCTCGTCGATAGTCATTATTGGCCCAAGGTGCCCGTAATCGCAGCGCACGTAACCCTCTTCACCAGGGCCAGGGCGATCCCCGCCCTGGGGGAAGGCCTCGCGCTCCGTCGCCGTGTCCTCTATGGTATTGTCTGCGTCTGTCAATGGTTCAGCCTCCTTAACTCCATAAAGGCGACCGCCTGTGCGATCTTGATCCAGATCGGCAAGCGCCGCCGATCGCGCCCCCCTCCCCTGTTCGACGTAGATGGCCCGCAGGGGCGGCACAGAACACGTCCGCGTGTCGGGCCTTAACCACCAACCACGGGCGAACGCGGCTCACAACGTCCTGGGCTTCGCGCCCATGAACTCTCCAGCCCCAAACAGGTTTACGCCCGAGGCTGTGACCCCGCCCCAGGCTATACACCCTGCCAACTCCTCCGAATAGCTGCTGGAGCCTCTCTATCGCGGGCCGATAAGTATTAACGACATCGAGCCTGAGTGTAAAGTAGTGGCTCATCTGAGCCGCCAAACAGCCCTCTCCGTCAACGAACCCAGCAGCCCACGCCAGCGCTTCGCTCATGATGCTTTATCGCCCCAGCATTGAGTAATCTCAACGTCTACCACTAGAGGGACAGGGAACCACACATCGGGGTCTAGCTCTAGCAGCGGGAGAGTCTCCATGATCCGCTTTAGCACGGGCACGTAGTGATCCACCTTGTCCTCGCGAATCTCGAACAGCAACGCGTCGTGAATCCAGGCCACCAGCCGAATCTCGTCACGTGGTAGTATACCAGACAGGCCGAGCGCGATCATCACTTCTGGCGTGTAGATCAGCCCCATACTCCAATACGTGAAGTCGCTCGCGGTAGACTGCACGGGCGAGTTGACTGCCTGCCGTTCCGTATAACTCTGCAGCCCCCTATCGCTCGAATCGATGTCTGGCAGGTGCCGTAGACGTCCAAGCAAGGACTCCACTTGCTTATCATTGTGCGCTAGCCCGCGATACAGCTCGTGCCCTGCGACGACGCCTGGGTGCTGCTCGAAGAACACTCGCCGGTCTTCCTCGGCCTCCGACAGGGTCAGCCTCAAGCCATAGTTTCGGAACGCGTACCCTTGGTACTTGGGCGCGCCCATGCCGTAGAGGTAGCCAAAGTGCCGCCCCTTGGCGCGGGAGCGCTCCTCGTAGGTGACCACGTCTAAGGCCTTGCCCGTCACCCATGCCGCGCCCTCGCGGTGAGGGTCGCGCCCCGCCGCAAAGGTCTTCAGGAACGGCCCGTCGTCCCACATGGCCGCCGCAACGCGAAGCTCGATCTGAGCGTAGTCAAGCGACACTAGCTTATAGCCAGGAGGCGCACAGATCACTGATCGGACACGAGGATCGCGTGCCGTCTGCTGGACGTTCGGCTTCTCTGCCGACGCGCGGCCTGTCACTGTGCCCCACGGATTATAGTAGGGGTAAAGACGGTGCGTCTCAGGGGAGATCAGCTTAGGCCAGCCCGTCACCTTCTTGGTCGTCGTGCCCTCCGTCTCCGTCCCCAAGTACGTATCCAGCAGTTTCTGGACTTCCTTGATCTCCAAGTAGAGGTCAATGGCCGGACACTCGTCGCGGTGATAGGCTAGTTTCTTCTCTGATACGACAGGCCGCCCTGTCTTCTCCGTCCGATCCGTGATGGGAATGCCTAACCCGCCAGGCGGCGGGCCGTAAATCCAGTTGATAAGGAAAGCCTGCTTGCGGAAGCTCTCCGGCTTGACACCGAACTCCTCGAACATCCGCTGGTGCAGTTCGGCAAGCAGCCTGCGCAGGTCGCTGGCGTGCTCCGGTAGTCGCTCAGGGTCGACGTAGACTCCGTTCAGCTCCATCTCGATGAGCGCGCGATAGGCAGGCAGCAGCACCATGCGATGCAGCCGCGCGATCTTAGGCTGCTGGAGAATGCGCCCGTACTGCAGCGTATCCAGGCGATGTGTCCATACGGCGTCCTGGGCATTGTAGTCTAGCAGGTCGCCCAGGGCAAGAGGCTCGCCTCGTAACGCGCAGGGGCCGATCCCCTCCTTGAAGTCCACACCCGCCGCGTAGTTGGGTGCGCCCAGCTCATCACGAACGATCGGCTTCAAGTGATGCCCCTTTGGTTCGTTCTCGTCTAGCAAGTGAGACATCACCTTGGTGTCGCGGGGAGGCTTGGTCATCTTCCAGATGTCAAACCCTCTGAGCCGCGCCAGCCAGCGAAGGTCGAACTTCGTCGCGTGGTTGGTGACCTGCTTCTCGTACAGCAGGCGGAAGATCTCCTCGTAAACAGCGTCGAGTGCGTCTCCCCCCCAGGGGGACTGCGGGTGATCAAGCGGAATCGCCCAGCCAGTCTTACCGTCCCCGCACAAGGCGATGCTGAGAACACGTGCTCCAGGTCGGTAGTCTATCAGGCCCGTCGTCTCGATGTCCGCTGCGATGACATCGGCCTTCCCTAGTGCGTCAAGGCACTCTAGGGCCGTGTCAGCATCAAGGACGTGCCGAATGATGACGTCCTGGGCAGGGGCCTCTCCCTTGATCAGTTGAACGAACTTCTCTAGGTCTGCCCAGAATCGATCCAGCCTGCGCCGATCCCGCATCACGTAGGAGGGGTGGTAGGTCGGCAGGTAGTAACAGTTCTCCGCTGCATCGTAGATTTCGCCGCCGCGCGCCGCTGTGATTTTACCTTTTCTGGTGAAGGCCCTAAGCGCCTCATCACCTAGCAGAATAATGAAGCGAGGCTTGACATACCGTAGCTCGGCCTCTCGATAGGGAGCACACGCCTTGGCTTGTTTGGGGGTCGGGGGAACGCGCTTCCCATCCGATGCGGTCTTGAGCTTGCACTTGAGGACATTCGACAGGTAGACCTGATCTGAGGGCAGCCCCGCTTCATCCAAGGCCTTACGCAGGAACTTACCTACTGGCCCTATCCAGGAGCGCCGGAGCGCATCCTCTTCCGGCCCAGGGGACTCGCCGTACACGGCAACGTCACAAGGCACCGGCCCCTCGCCCATGATGCAAGCGCTCTTGCAGCCTTCCCATAGCGAGCACCGGCGGCAGTTAGGATTACCATCCATCGTTACCGCCAGCGCAGACAGGTCTACCGGCGCACGCGGGCGCAGCGTGCGTGGCTGCTTAACCCGAAATGCGTCGGTATCGAACAGGGCAGGGGCTGCGAATTCGTCGTTTCTCATGAGACGGCACTGGGCGGCGAAGCTGTCCACCAGGTATGGTCAGCAAACCGGCTTCGCTCTTATCTACCTGGCAAGGCCCCCTTGCTCGCTAGTTGCTGGTGGCAGCGAACCGCGCTGCCGTGACTGGGGACAGGAGGGCACCCGCCGCGACTTCCCATCGCAGCCGTAGTGCAGGGTCAGCGGAATCCCGCCCCAGGCGGGACAGTCCGTTGTAGAGTCCATAGACCGTGGCGTCCTCGCTGTGCAGGGCCTCGACCAGGTCGCTGCCCATCTTCCTCGGAACGCGCCCCAGCCGGAGCACGTCGCGGAGCCAGGGCTTGCGACTGTCGTCGGCGTCTTCTCCCTCGGCCAGCACGAAGTCCGGCAGCGGCATGTCCACCAGCTCAGGCAGCACGGCTGCCTTCGCTGCCACGATGCCGTAGGCCTCTTCGACGTACTCGAAGGCCCGATCCAGAATGGCGTCATGATCCTGCCATCCGATCTGACGCGCCCGCTTCGAGAACCCGACGTCGTGGGTGACAGCGCCGTTGGCGCAGACCAGTCGGTAGAACAGGGCCTGAACGTCGAGATAGCCCTTGATGGACTCGTGATTGATCAGGTCAACGCCGCATTCGACGATGTCTCCAACCTTCGGTGCCACGCGCGCCGTCGCTGTCGGAGAGGTGATCCGCAGGCGCAGGTCTTCGTTGCGAAGGATGAACTCCTTGAGGACGGGCTCCTCGCGCAGGGGGTAGCGCCCGATGTACTCCTCGGCGCGCTCGACGATCCGCAGGTGCGGGATCGGGGTGTAGTTGTCCTTCATCGCGCCGATGATCATACCGTTCGCGACGGCCAGCTTCACGCTCCCTCGCTGGCGCGGAAACCAGAAGTTGAAGTTGTGCGCAGCCAGGTCGTTCGGGGCCTGTGCCATATAGCGGATAGGCAGGCCCGTGGGCCGGAGGAGCTTGGACAAGGCCAGCTCAGTGGCAGGGCCGTCGAAACCGCCCGCACGGATATGGCCACTAGATGCGTCCATGCGCAGCTCGCTGCGCGGGATGGTGATGTAGTCGGGCTGGTTATGAAGCGCGGCGCTCCGCGCCTCCTCCAGAGTTGTGCCCTTCGCGGGCTCAACAACAGCCAACCTCACAGAGGGTGCCTCCTTCCAGAAAATATGAAATACGACTTTTGTGAGGCTAGTATACCACGGCTACCGTGGCCGTCTGGGGGGTTTGCGCCAGGACTTTGGGCGAACTGGTGGGGGATCGGCCAGCCCGCTCGGATAGTCGCCGCCATTGACGGTCGCCACCACGTCAACCATCAGCGCTGGTATCCCGTCGGCCAGCATCCTCGCCTCGCGGTCGCGCACGACACGGTCGTTGAAGCTGCGTAAGATAAAGGTTCCATTGGCAGCAAAGATGAGTAACCTGTACGGAAAGTAAGCCGGAGCTTCAATACGTGCCATCAAGCTACCTCCGCCCTCAAATGTATGAAGGATCGCTTCAGTCTAGCCATTCGCGCGACCCCCTCTCACACGCCGATCCTGCGGCGCTGTGGGGCGAATCCTTGCCAGTCTCCGCCGAAAACGGTAGAAGGATACCCCTATGCCACACATGGAACGAATCTCGCCGGATTCATGCGTTGCGCGCAAGCAGGGTAGGCACAGCCACACGTCATGTCCGGCAGGGTTGCGACGCGCACCTCAAAGTGCAAGTGGATGCCGCTTGACCATCCCGTCGTGCCCGTCTGCCCGATGATGGTCGTCCAGTCAATCCAGGTATTCTGCTGCACGGCGACCGAGTCCAGGTGGAAGTACGCGGTCTCGATCATCTGATTGTAGTAGTTATCCGCGTGGCGCAGCACCACGTAGTTACCGGCCTGGGCGTCATACCCGACCATCGCGACCCAGACCTTCGTGGTGCCGTCCCCCCATCCCGCCGCCGGACGCACGTCGATGTTTACGCCGAACGTGTCCAGGTCAACTCCCGAATGGCCGCACTGATTACCAGGAGCATCGGGCAGCTCATCGTCGCACCAGTAGGTTCCCGCCGCGCAACTGCCCCCGTAGGGCTGGGATACCGCGAAACTTCCCGTCAGTGGGCATTGCCACTGTAACCCCGCAGGGTCTCCCCCTCCGCCGCTTGCACACGGGCTCCCTTGATTGGGCAAGGGTGGCATTGGCCAGGGCGAGGCGACGTCTGGTGGCAGGGGGGGCATAGGACGTGCCGACGCCGTGCCGAAAGGAAGGTCAGGCATCGGGCTAGGCTCGCAGTTAGGATCAACGGGCGGAGGCGGCGCGTTTCCTGCTAGCCAAGCACAAACGGACTGCCTCATGTTATTGAAGCACCCGATAATGTTCTGTATCCGGTACTCGCTGCAGTCCAGACAGAAGTAGCAGGGATGGCCGCTTCCCAGCGCCGCGTTACAGACGTTCGTCTCTATTGGCGCGCTGTCATCCCAGTAGTTATTGATCGCATCTCTGATCGGCGGCAACGCGATCAAGAGGTGGGTGGCAGGGTCATGCAGCTCGGCGGGTGCACACTTCCAGGCGCTAGCCTGGCCTCCGCAGACGCTTACCTGATAGGGGCCGTGCGAGGTATATGCGTTCCCGCCGTAGTGCTCCTGCGCCTTCTGATACGGCGACTTGGTATTATCATCGCAAAGCAGTGAGCACATATCGCAGTAGCTGCACTCTCCGCACGCACAACAGTCGCAGATGTAGGCCCCATCAGCGTCAACGCGCCACCCACTCTCCGCCGCGCCAATGGCGAGGTAGGCGGTTATCCGGTCGCAGTTGCCATCGAACGGATCGGTCACGTGGCCCGCCGTCCGTACAAAGTCGTATAGTGTTATCCACCAATCCCAAGGTACAGAGTAGGAGCCGAAAACCACGGGAACCGTAGCCATAGCCTACCGATGCCCTGGCAAGGGTGGCGGGATGGGTCGCGGTGATCGCTCCGGTCGCAGTTCCTCCGCGCGCTCCCACGGAGGGCCTTCTGCGAGCGCACGCGCCAGCCGCTCATCCTGTTCAGGAGTAACTAGCCCATGCTGATATGGCGGGAGACTGTTGTAAGGATCGGAGGGGTCTTCGGGCGGGTGCCCTAGTTCCTCCGCCGTATAGCCATACTCACTTGAAGAGGCGGTAAGGTGCTCCCCCGTCGCCCGTAGAAGTTCCCCGATAGCGGTCGCTTCCACATAGGATAGAAACCCGAACGTCGCTAGCTCGACGTGCAGGACATCCGGCTGTAGCATATAGACATGCAAGCGCCCGCGACCAGGCAAATCCCGCAGGCAGGTGTGGTAGCGTGGCAGGCCCTTTTGATGCTTCTCTAGCTGCTTCAGGAACTGCCCGCAGAGGCAGTCCTTGGTGCAGCCTAGCACGTGTGCCACCTCGCCACCGATGCAACACGGACAGGTGCCCTTTGCGACCCCCGTGACAACGAACTTGATGGTACTCAGTCCCGCCATGCGATCACGCCTCCACTACGATCCTGAACGCTGTGTCCCAGCCCATCTCCAACCAGCCGCGCGCGGGATCGCCCGCGCCCGCTGCCTCGCCCGCCGAGTAGCCCATAAAGTGTGCCCACCGAATCTTAACATAGTCCTTGTGCGCGTCCATAATCGAGTAGCCTACCCAGCGTCCGTCCTCCTCGCGGTGCATCATCTCTCCCCTGCTAATGCTGGGTTCGTACAAGCACTTCGCACTGATCTCCTTGCCTTTTTGGTCGCAGTTATAGTAAGACCGATGCGTTACGATCTTGGCGATCTGGACGTAAACGTTTCGCGGCATGACCCCAAGGTTGTGATAAAACCCGTAATCAGAGCCGCCTGCAATCTCTGGGCCGACGGTACTCCACCACGGCCCTACCCAGTGCTGACCGGAGATGCCCTGGTGCGCAAGCTTCTGCACTTCAGCCATCTTAAGGCCAGCCTCGTAAACGGGCAGGCCGAGGTCTAGTACAGAATGGCCGTCTGGCGCGTTGTACGTCCATCTGCTAATCACGAAGGCCTGTGCCGCGATACCAGGAATGCCCCGCACCCAGATTTTCTTGCCTGGGAACGGGGGTTCCCCGTACGTACTAAGAGGGATGCCGATCGTAGTTATCTGCATCTTACGACCCTTATAGTACAGGTCATCACCGTCCGCCTCAAGCTTCGCTTGTGCCCCCTGCGTCAGCGCGTCCCTGTCCGTCTCGCCGATCCGCACCTCGCTCGTGTCCCGCTGGATGCGAAACTGACCGACAGCGGGATTCCACTTATTCTCCTTGTCGTAGCTCAAGCTGTAAGGATCATTGACGCCAGGTGTGATCATGCCGTAAGACTCGGAAGCGATAGTGGGGTTGCCCTCCAAGCCAGACACGTCTCCCGTCCCCATCGAGTAGGCCCTGGTGTAGACGTCATAGCCGTGATCGAAGACCTTGTAATCTGTGATTGTCACACGGTTCGCGCCGTGCTCTTGCCATGTCCAATCAATACTCTGATCCCACCAGTCTCGCCCGCGAGCGAACACATGGAAGTAGGAAGGGCTAACTGGCCCTGCCCCAAAGTCCCATCCATGACGAAGGCGGCCAGGCCATATCGGTTCTGTCCAAGTTCCGGCATCGCATAGCTCCTGTATAACCTGCAGGATGCTCTTCGTCGGCGTGTGCAGGTAGTCCGGCGTAATGTAATCAGACCCCGTATCGATACCAATGGAGTTATGACCCGTAAAGGCGTGGCGCGGGCTTCGCGCCAAGGCTACGACGATCGCATAGCGCGGACGCCCACAGTTCCCACCAGGGTCTTGCCCGTCCAGGCAGCCGAGTCTCCAGTTGGGCACGCGACGGCCCCATGTATCCTGGGGCATCGGGGCAGCGGAACTTGACTCCATGGGATGCCCTACTGTGTTATCAGCTAACGCGGCGAGGTAATCTCGTGCTCGAATCTGCCAGATATGACCCACGTTAGTAGTATGGATCGGTCGCACTTCGTCGATTCGGCCAGTGAAGATAGAGGCCCTGCCGCCCGCGCCAGGCACGTCGTAGGAGAGCAGGCGGATACACGAAAGCAGCGCAGGCGGAGCGCCGCCCGTCGCCCCACACTCGACTTCGAGCTGGCCAGGATGATTGGTCGTGTACTCCAGGCGCGTACGGTAAACGTGTTGCAGATCAGTCCAACCTGACGGGGCGGCACCCCCCTCCCCGTATTGAACTGCGGGCATTCGCGCCATGCTATGCTCCCGAACCGCTAGGTGGCCATGCGATTACCTGAAACGTCAGCGAGTAACCCCAGTAGGTATCGCCCGCTCGTTTCTGCATGACTCCGCCCTGATAGATCGTCTTGTAGGTGTACACGGCCCCGCTGCGCCGCCAGTAGGTCACGAGCACGGTGTTCTGCGGACTCTGCACGGCGTTGTAGGCGACCGTGAAGTCCTTCCACGCGTAGCGCAGGGTGTGAAGCAAGTTCCATACGGTAGTGAAGTAGGATGCAGGTGCGGCATCGTAGACGATGCCCCTGATAGTGATCGTCTGCGTCATCTCTCCGAAGTCGATCCCGAACGCCCTCGGCGCGCCCGTAGATATGTTTCCTGGCAGCGCAGCGATCACCACTTGACGGCTCAGTTGATGAACCGTCTGACTTGCGTCTAGCCAAAACTGACCGTAGGTGCCTGGCACAATTAAGACGGTTGCCACGGCGCTAGCTCCAATCCCAGGTCACGAGGTCTAGCTTCATGTCGAACGTCCAGTATGGTTTGGCCTCGTCGCGGCGCACAGTCAACTGGCTAAAGAGCACTCCGTAGGCGGTCTGGCTCTGATCCATCCACAGGCGCAAGATGGCGTATCCCGACGGAGGGGAGCCCATCTCATAGTACCTCCACGACGTCCTGAACACGCGCTCGACCTCTGGCCAGGCCATCCACGTGCCGCCCGTATCGATAGCGTCCGTGTCCGCTCCTGGCTCGGCGTCCTCGTCGTAGATGACCCCCGTCAGCAGGACGGACTCGGACATCATCCCCAAGTCCAGCACGAACGACGCAGGCTCTCCGGACGAGTTCTTGTTGATCATCGGAAGGGGAATCACCGAAGGATTTCGACCAGGGACGATGCGGATGTCCTCCACGTGCAGACGCCGTGTCTGTGTCCCAGAAGAGCTAGGATACTGAAGGTAGACATCCACGCCAGACACATCGGCCATGCACTACTTTCCCTCCCGCCCCGATTGTGCCAGCAGCGTATTGCGATAAGCCTCCATCGCAGCCTTGACCTCCATCGGGTCTTTGGCCTCGTTGATCGTGACGTTCATGGTTATTGGTGAACCGCCGTAGGAAGCGTTCGGGTTTTGCTTGTAGTACTCAGGGGGCATCGGGCCGACTGGTGCCGCCGTCGCGGAGGTAATAGACATCCCCCCTTGAGGACGCTCCTGACCGCCGCCCCGCCAACGCTCCATCGCGTTTCCGAACTGGTTCCCGCCGAACTCGGTAAGGTCTCCGGCCTTGTCCATCCAGCCGAACCTCTTCTCAGTCTCGAAGCCAACTGCGCCGCTAATGGCGGCGAGCGTCCCTAGTATCGGAATCTTGCTCATGGCACTAGAGGTGCGCATCGTAGCTCCCGCAACGCCGCCCACTGCTGGGCCTCCCCCCCCGCCAAAGATGCCTGTGAGCTTCTGCAGGATGAGCATCGTCGCAAGGGTACCAGCGATAGTCTCCAGTGGGTCTTTGATAAGGCTCTGCATCCATGCCTTAATCGTAGTGGTGCCCAAGTCCCATATCGCGCCCGCGACCTTCAAAGGATTCATTTCCTTAATCCCCTCCACCAGCTCCTGCAGCGGAGGCCAGATGTCGTTCTTGACAAACTCCATGAACTTGAGAACGCCCTCACTAATCCTGTCAAGGATGCCGGACGTAATCAGCCACTTGACCAGCATACCCATGCCGACCATCAAGAGGTTGAAAATAGGGATGAACGGAATGAGCAACAGGTCAATCGCCGCCCCGAACATCTTACCCATTGCGCCCAAGTAGGTGCTGGCAACACGGCTCTGGCTCAGGATACCCTGGATGCCGAGGTTGACGCCCATAAGCGCGGCAACCGGCTTGAATATGGACATAAACGTAGGGGACGTGCGAATACTCTTCTCAAGGTTGACGGGCTTGCCGCGCATGCGGTCTTCGCCCCCGCCTCCCACCATGCCCGCCGCCTGGTCAGGCGTAAAGCCCACCCGCCCTAGCACCTGCGCGAAGTCGTCGGCGGACAAGACGAGCTTTACATTGATCTCGCCCGCGCCGCCCGTACCATCTCCTGCCATTACCGTGACCTCGCCGTGTCTAGCGCGGCCTGCTGCCGCTCAGAGAATGCATTTCCAATGTGAAAGTATACCCACGCATCTTCTTCTGACAGCACTTTCACATCCCGATACGGGATGCCTGCTGTCAAAAGGGCGTATTCTACCACTTTGCGGGCAACAACAACATCAGTGATCCCGATCTTGCCGCCCTGGATTACCCGCTCTACTCTTTTTTTGCCGCGTCCGAGGGGCCGCCGTCGTTAGCAGGCGGAATGATCGTTGCCAGTTGCTCGCCGACCACGCGACGCATCCCGCGTAGAACCATATGATTGACGGGGAAGGGAGCCTGTTGAATCATCTTCAGGAGGCACTCCTCCACGTAAGTCTCGAGGTGGAATCGGCTGCGCAGACCGCCAGTCTCGTCCTGGTAGTACTCAGTCGCCGCGCTGAGGGCTAGGTTCTTCTCCCAGTAGGACAACTCCCTATAGACTACGGTACCGACCTTGCCGTTGACCGTGATCTCCAACTCCTTAACGCCCGCGCTGTCCACCATGACATCGGCCATGGTAATGCCGCCCTCGTTTGTCACCTTTGCTGGTCGTCCGCTCATCGCTTACCTCCCTTACGCAATGCCTGGGTCGCCGCTGTAGCTGACCCAATCAAACATGTCCTCAATTGCTCGCAGCCCATCAGGGCCGCCCACGAAACCGCGCTCTCGATGAACCAGCCCGTGCTCGGTATCGTATCTCCATTCAGGATGCGCCGCGAGCCAGTCCGACCAGATGCGCTCGACTCGCTCGCACCACGCGCGCTGCCGGTCAAACGGCAGGGCCGTGATGTCATACTCTAGCAGCCCTTGCCTGTTCTTCGCCTCACGGTGGTAACCCTCCTGGGCACCCGCGATGCGTGCCCTAACCTCGGCGTCCGGTATCGCCCGCACTGTCGGGTCTCCCAAGTACTGATCGTTCGAGTTATGGAACCAGCGGAGCGCCCTGACTAGCTCGTCACACACGGCGTCCGCAACCTCCTGCGGAACGCTGTTCTCGGCTGCCGTGCTGACCTGGTAGGTGTCTAGGTTGAAGTCGTCAGGGAAGCCCTGGCCCAGTACATAGAACACGTTAGTTAGGGAGCATTCGGACGGGATGGCCACGCGACCCATTTACGTTGCGTAGGGCACACCCTGTCCGGCTGCACAAACCTCTCCGGCCCAGGGAAGATCGATGGGCCTGGTCTGACTGGCGTTCGTGTCTTAGTGTCAGTATCCACAGCCATTAATACTGCTCCGCGTAGACGGTCACGTCGCCCACGTCCCACGTCGCCATCTGGGGCACCAGGCCCGTCGGAGGCGCAGGTATGTGCGCGGGGGCGCTAAGCAACACGGCACCTGGGTGGGTTGCGGACACACCAGTGGCAGAACAATGGATTTCGAAGCGATAGCTGCCGCCGGTTTCGCTAATCGAGGTGAAGTAGATGCTAATCTGAGCACCGAGTGTGTTGCCAGGCCACGTGCTCGCACCCTGGTTGACCAAGAACTCCCAGATATCGCGGTCGATCACAGGGTCAGCCATGTCCAGCTCAGTCTCCAGGCGGTAGACCTGCTTGCCTGGCACCAGGTCTTTCGGGTGCTGGGAGCCGTCCGCGCTGTCGGCGCGGGACAGGTAGTACTTGGTCTCAAGCTGGTTGTCTATCGTCAGGGAGAAGCGTCGGATGTGAGCAAAGACAACGCCATTAATGTTGATCTCCGCCGCCGAGAACATGAACCGACCTGTGGAGATTGGCCCTGGATCACTCCCCACCGTCGCGCTGGCGCTATACTTCCCCTTGCCACTGATGTTGTGGATCATGTCCTTGAACAGAAGCTCGTCCAGACTGAGACGCAGATCTTCGCCCTCGTTAGCGAACAGCGTAGCGCGATTGACGCGCCCGCCAAGGTAGTCACGGATCAGCGCCCAGTTGCCGTCCGAGTCCTTCAGACCAACCGCCATAGTGAACGAGGGGAAGGGAATGGACACCTGCCGGTAGTCATCCACGTAGTCGTTGCCGGAGCGACGACCCAGAATCATCTTCATGATCCACGTGTTGTTTCCCTGCAGGCGAATATCTGGCACCGTCCCCCTGAAGGATTCGCGCCCGCGCAGGATCGTCTGCCGTCCGCGCGTCGAGAAGATACCGAAGAACGGAGCCCACTCGTACTCAGGGTCGGCCACGTTGACGGCCTCATGAATACCGAACCGCTTCCAGCCACTACCAGGCAGAGAGCCAAACGCGGACTCCTCCGCCCAGAGGACGCTAGCGCGTTCCGTTCTGATTATTGCCATACTTCACCTCTCCTAGAATGCGTCTGGTCTCGGCGCACGCGGTGGCGGCACCGGAATCTCTGGCTCCTCGTGCACGAATTCGTCCTTCGGCTGGCGCTGTGGCACCGGCTCAGAGGCCGACGGTCTAGACGGGGTTTCGTAGCCCGTCACGATGCCTGTCACAACCGGCACGATGCGACTCGTCAGCCGGACAGTGCATGTGCCCCGCCAGTACTTGTGCAGCCCCTCGGACTGCTCCTGAAAGCTATCCCAGTAGAGCTGCTGATAAGGCCGGAGCACTCGCTGATAGGTATAGATGATTCGGCGAACCTCAGCCATCACGTTGTAGAGGCGCTGGCGACTGTTCTTCGTATGAATCTCGATCGGGACGGTTATGTCGATATCCTTGAACTCGTAGGTGAACCCATGCTGGCGCTCGTCGACGCGGGTCTCTCCGATTACCACCCAGTCCGCGCGTCCGAGCCACATCTGCTCGGCGTCCTGTTGAACGTCATCCTTGATGCGGAACTCCGGACGCGGTAGCGTCCCCGCCTGAACCCATGCCCAGCTTATCAGATCGCGCATGATTTCTGCAGGGACAGGCTCATTACCGAACGTAACCAAGGACGGCGTCGGCAGCGTGAGTAGCGCGTCCTGCACGGTGTGGCCATAGGTAGGCTGCTCCGCTTCCGGCGTAGTCCCTGGCGGTAGGATGATAGGCACTAGACCCAAGCCCTCCAGTAGATGGTCTGTTGTGTCCCTACCCCACCAGTGTGTGTCTTGATAGCAACCGTAAGGGTGGTCGCGCTCTTAGCGGTGATGCTCACGAACTCGCCTGCGACGCTCGCCGTGGCGACCGCATGGTTCGGCGTCGCCGACAGGCCGTGCGCGATCGTCCCTCCATCCACAACAGCAGCAGCCGCCCCACCGCGCTCGCTGACGACCCCCTTCGTGAGGATTTCGATACCGTTTGCGGCCAGGTTCTGTTGCAGGTTGACGATGTAGTAGCTGTCCGCCCTGCCCGCGTTATCGTTGATCAAGGTTCCGCTGAACACCTCCGGCGAATGGAAAAACCCCCAGACAGCGTTCTGCTTGCTCTTGTTGAACAGGATGCCCGTCGCCCCCGCGATGCCGAAGGAGTCTACAGATAGTCCGTAGAACTGATTCCCGTACACCCCAACATCGCCCCCAGGCGTGGTACTGTCGTTGAAGACAAGACCATACGCGCCGTTACCCGTCAGACCGATGTGAGTTCCGTAGAAATAGTTGTTGTCCGTCCAGTCCGCGAGGCGGATGCCAACAATCGTGATCTGCCGCAGGCGCAGGTTGTAGAAGTAGTTATTCGTAACACACTGGCTCCCGTCCACTCCGTTGAATTGCAGTCCCGTCCCCGCCACACGAATCTCCACGTTGATAAAGGTGTTGAAGGCTGCGTTCTCGCTAAAGATCGTCGCCTCGATACGGAGCGCGGGGGCACCCGCGCCGGTGTTGGCCAGGATCACGTCGTCAAGGACGCACCAGCGAGAGGAGTTCAGAAACAGCGGTGTGACTGTAGCAACGCTGTTCGCGTCAACGGTCATCCCCTTGAGCTGTGCGCCCGTAAGCGGAGACACGACAGAGGAGGACACCACGTTGTTAACGGCCAATCCCGCCCACCGCAGTGTGGTGGCGTCTGACCCCTTGCCCTTAAGGGTCACGCCGTCCTTGAGTGTGACCGTTGCAACTAGGGAGAACAGGCCTTCGCTCAGTTCTATCTCCCCGCCGCCCAGGGCGTAGACCGCGTCGATCCCCGCCTGGATATCCACATTGTCAGCGACCCCCGTGCATACCCGCCAGGCGAGTGCCTTGCTCTGCGCCGAGGCGTTGGCCGCAGCGATAAAGTAGGCTGCGTCAGCCGCGCGGGTCACGTCGACGTTCGAGAGCGTGTAGGCGATTCGGCCTGGAGCATATACGTAGAGGTCTACGCGCGCAGGCTCGTCCATATAGAAAGCGAAGCGCCCGTAGCCATCTACAGGAAACGGATTCGGCAGCGCCGTGGGCGTAGTGGTGCTCCCGTACATCGACTCGGTAATCGGGGTCGTGGTTCCTGGCTGGCGCGCCGTTACGGTCGCCGTAGGGATGACGTTCCCGTTCGGGTCGAGGACGGTGTCGGCGTATCGCGCTCTAACGATTGCCATTCTACAGAATCACTACATACCGCAGGTGGTCTGCTCGCTCCAAGGCGACCTCGTACCACTCTCTCACTTTTTCGCTCTTGCTCAGCTCGTTCAGCCCGCTAGACAGCCAGCCAGTCTGGTCGCTGTTTCGCGCGAGGTCGGCCCCCACCAGCCGAAGGATGATGTGCTGCACCTCGGCCATCTGAGGGCTAGTTTCAAAGTCCTGCCCTGCGAGGTAGTCGATGCTCACGCTGCGTGGCTGCCGCAGGTAGCGGCTCAGCAGGAAGCTGTAGTAGCGTAGTCGGAAGGACGGGAGCATGAAGTAGAACATCCCCGAGTAGGGGTCTAGGAACCAGTCCTTGCCGCGCCCCTCCCGCATGGCCTCGAATGCCGTCCCCTGCCAGAGCCCGACGTTCATCACCATCTGCGGCGGCTGAATGCGTAGCCGCATACCGTAGGGGTTGAAGTCGTGCGTCTCCCCCCACACCATCTTGTAGCGCCACGTCCGACGGCAGTACTGATCGAGCCAGTCCTCCTGGTCACGGATGGCGTGCCGAACAACGGATACCTCCGGTGCCGTCACGTCCGTAAACGAAGACAGGCTCAGGAACTGCGCCACGTGGTTGTAGGAGGTGTAGGTGTTATACATCAGCGGGCGTGCGATCTTGAGTGTCATCGTCCCCGCTACCGCTGAGAAGGTAACGCGAATCCAGAACTCCGTCGTAACGTCGTTCGGCGGATTCTCGGTCTTCGGCCAGTTGCTCGCCGCTGAGGGCGTGTCGAGCCCCCAAGCGTAGGGCGACCGCCCCCAGTAGGCCGCGCCGTCGGTTTTGAACGTGAAGGCGCGGTCGAACGTGTGGCCAGTCATGATCGTTTGGTAAACGTCCTCTAGGTGCACGGCCCGCCAATCGTCTCCATCCCACAGCGAGATGGTGTAGCCAACGGCGGATGGGTAAGCGGACAAGAAGAACAGGATACCCGAAGTCCAGTCGTCCATGCCAAAGTATAGCTCGTCGTCCGTCTGGATCGTTAGGGCCATATCCGAGTCCGCCAGCGCGGTCTTGTCAGTCCAGGTGCCAGGCGCTCCTGGCCTAAAATGCCACACCGCCGCGAAAAGTTTCATGACCTAGTCCTCGTCTACCGCTACCTCGGCGCTGCCCTTGGCGTCGACCTTGATCACTACTTGAGTCTCGGATACCGTCTTGGTCGTGGGTCGCCGCGTTTGCACCGGACGTCGACCAAGCCTGCGCGCGCTGCGCGTCGGCGTAGCGACACCAGCCTCCATGATCAGGTTGCGCCCGAACACGCCCGCAAGGGCGTTCAGGTGGCTCCGCTGGGCCTCCTCCAGCAAGGCCATATCACGTGTGTTCATGCTCTACTCGATATCGTTCCAGATAATGCGAAGGTAGCTAACGAAAGTTGCAGTGTCTGGTACGAGGGCCTCAGTGATGACGCCTAGACTACCTAGCAAGTGGACAGGGCGGGTATTAAACCAGTTGCCCCCGCCCTCGACCAGGGAAAGCGGCTGATCACCTGCGGTTGGGCCGACCACGGCGACGTCGGCAGTTAGGCCAGCGCCCGCAGGCGTGCAAATGATGTTGGTCTGAGTAGCCCCGAAGCCAGCGAAACGAACACCGAAGAGACCGCTGATTGTAGCTAGACCACGTGCTCCCGCAAAAGCCAGGCTCTCGAACGCGCCGACGCCGTCGCCCGAACCTACGCCTGCAAACAGCTCCAGAGCATTTAGTGTTGTGCCCACGCCAGCGCCGTCCTTCCAAAGGAAGAAGAGGAAATCGTGCGGGAGGCCATCTGATAGCAAAGCGAAGACGGCAGGAATCCATACACCCGAAACAGTCGCTGCGTCGAAGTCAGGGACGGCTCCTGCTGTTGTTCGGTCAAGTATCAGATTAGCGGGGTCTTGAACGTCCACGTAGACGCGGCAACGGAAGTTGCCGTCAGCAGCCGTAACGTTGTAGCCTACTACCGCAGCAAAGGACGCCACAGCCCACCTAGCATCGGTAGGTGCAACAATAGTAAGAGGCACCGTGAAATCGGCAGCAGCAGGTTCTGCCACGGCCACGATAACAAGGGCTCCGCCGGATAGGTCACCGGAGTCCTGAATGCCAGGGATATAAGAGGACTCCTTGATCGCGTTGGTCTTACCGTCTACTATAACAGCCACGTTACCGCCCCATCTCTTCTAGGTAGACGGAAACTGCGCCGGTCACGCCCACTCCGCCGGACGGGGCAACAACGGTGATCGCGTCGTCCGCGCTGAAGAGGAGTTCCTCTTCGGGAATCCATACGCCGTCCTGGTTGACGTTAAGCGCTATCGTCCGCAGGGTGCAATCCCATGCCGCGCCCTCGCCGGAATCCAGTGACACGGTAACATTGAGTGTTACGGCGGCGCTGTAGTGGACGGTCACCTTGTCCAGGCGAAAACCCGCGCCACCGTGTGGGCAGGCCATCGTTAGGATCGCCGCTACCGCGCGATCGGTGTAGCGCACCAGCCGAGTGTCAACTCTGGAAACTCGGTCTTGTCTTGTTACAATCGCCATAGGTTAACCCCCTAGCACCTTCACCACTATCGATGCGATGCTTGCCGACACGCCCGCCACGGATATCGCAGTCGCCACTGACCAGAGGAGTGCAGCCCGAATAGTCATAACGCCCTTCTTGAAGTCTTCCAGCCCGATGAACCGCCCGTCGCAAACCGCGACCTGCTTGCTGTAGTTACTAGCCGCCGCCGTCTGCTGGTGATTCACAACGTTGCGGAGCGCCTCAAAGTCCTTACGACTGCCAACCGCATCGGCGCGGTCACTCGACGCCCCCGATGTGATGCGCTCCTCTACTGAGGTCAGGCGGTCATCAATCCCATTAAGACGGTCACGAATACCGGCCAGGACTTCCGTATAGGTTTCGTTGCCGTTTGCCATATCCGGCCTCACTCGGTTATTGGGGCGGGGGAGTCGCTGGGGCTTTCGCCTTGTCTGCCCCGCCCCGTATGGTTATTCGGTTCTAGTCGGCACCCCAGGCGATCACGTTCACGCGGTCGGCTGCCAGAAGAGGACTGAGCAAGACGCCC